AAGATGATTGAGCTACAGCTTAAGAAGCAAAAGCTAGATCAAGACACAGCTAGTGATGATAGCGTTACACTTCAGGGCGATGGTTATATAGTTAGTGACCGCAATAGTCTTCTTGAAAAACTTAAAAATATGAATAAATAATGTATCAGGACTAGACCATGAAATCATTCAAAGAATACCTAGTAGAAAGTAAAAAAATCTACAAATTTAAAATTAAAGTCGTAGGGGACTGCCCTAAAGACTGCGCTGAAAAAATCAAACTAGCACTATCCGAGTTTAGCTGTGCATCAGTTGGTACAGCTAAAACTACTCCTATCAGTGCTAACCATAAAGACTTTCCAGAACACAAAAATGTTGCAATGTCAGTATTTGACATAACAGCACATTACCCAGCTACTAGTAAACAAATCCATGATAAAGTTGCAGAAGGTCTTGGAATCAGCCCAGGTAGTGTAAAAGTCCTTAACGAAAAAGAACAAGAAGAAGTTGCGTTGAATCATGCTAATGATGAACCAACTGGCGAATCGATAGGCGGTACAGACTATGAAAAAGCTGACCATCAAGACCTAGTCGGTGAGAAACGTTTAACATTCCTAAAATCATTAAAGAATGAAGAAAAATTAAAACAGGTCACTGGCACTAATGACGATTTATTAGCTAAGACTATGCCTAAAGCTGATACAAAAATTAAAGCCCAAGAAACTAAAATTAATACAGTTGGAACATTTAGTAAGAAAAAAGTTAATTTAGTTCCTGTTAAACATAAAAACAGCCTTAACGTTGCGGCTAAGGTAAAAGGAAAATAATATGAATTTTTACGATCTAAGTGCAAAGTTAAGAGCGATTGAAGAATCAACAGTCGCTGAATGTGGCGACATGATGCCGGCAATAGCACATGCTCCACAACAGTCAGATTCAGTTACTATGAATGTTAGCATGAATGGTAGCGGTGCAGGTGGTATCAAAGACCTAATGGATATTCTACGTAATATCGAACAGGCCGCAGAACATGATCATACAGAACCTATGGTTGCTGAACCTACACATGCCGACCATGATGATGTCGATGTTGTATTAGGCACAGCAGATGAGGATATGTTAGCTGATCCAAATAAACGCCAAGGCGGTGCTGGTGCAGGTGATGAAAGCTATGCTAATAGTGCTCCCGGCGGCAGCGATGCACATCAGTTTGGTATCGATACAATCACGCATCACGGTGACGATATGCATAGCAAGGGATCAGTAAAACGTCTACGTGTTAACGGTGGCGAGAACCCATTGCAAGAAGGTCTAGTTGAAAGACTAACTGCTATGTATCAAGAAATCAAAGAAGGTGAGCGCCAAAATAAAAAGTAATTCGTCGCAGTTAGCACTCTGTTTATAGTGCCAAATAGCTCCTTCGGGAGCTATTTTTTTATGTAAATAAGCGTATGGCAAAATCATTAGATGGTGTATTAACCAAAAAAGCACATAGTAAAGAAAAGTTTACTGAAGAGCAAGTTGAACATTTATTAAAATGTTCTGATCCTATCAACGGGTATCACTACTTTGCTAAAAACTTTTTCTATATTCAGCATCCTGTTAAAGGCAAGATGCTGTTTGAACCATTTGAATATCAAGAACGTTTACTACAAAGTTATCACGATTTTCGATTCAACATTAACATGCTACCACGTCAAAGTGGTAAGACCACATGTGCATCGGCATACTTACTTTGGTTTGCTATGTTTCATCCAGACCAGACTATTCTAGTTGCCGCACACAAATACACAGGTTCACAGGAAATTATGCAACGTATCCGCTATGGATACGAACTATGCCCTGACTATATTAGATCAGGGGTTGTAAGTTATAACAAAGGGAGTATAGACTTTGACAACGGATCACGAATTGTATCAGCTACTACTACTGGCAACACCGGTCGTGGTATGTCCATATCCTTACTATATTGCGATGAGTTTGCTTTCGTACAACCTAACATTGCTGAAGAATTTTGGACTTCAATATCGCCAACACTAGCAACTGGTGGACGAGCAATTATTACATCAACACCTAATTCAGACGAAGATACATTTGCTATCATCTGGAAGGAAAGTCAAAATCAATTTGACGAGTACGGTGATACTAGATCAGATGGATTAGGCTCTAATGGTTTCCACGGCTTCCGTGCTGAGTGGCACGAACATCCAGATCGAGATGAAGAATGGAAGAAAGTTGAGATGGGACGTATTGGCATAGAACGCTTCCGTCGTGAATACGGTTGTGAATTCTTGGTCTATGACGAAACATTAATCAATTCAATTAAACTTTCTGAAATGACCGGCAAGGAGCCGATCACCCGCATGGGACAGGTTCGTTGGTATAAGAAACCTTCTCCAGAACACCTCTATATTGCGGCCCTAGATCCTAGTCTAGGTACAGGCGGTGACTATGGTGCCATACAAGTATTTGAAATGCCCAGCATGATACAGGTAGCAGAATGGCAACATAATGTTACGCCTATACAGCAACAGGTTAAAATATTCCGAGACATGTTAAAATATGTTCAGGACGAAATCGGAGCTGAAAACTACAATAATATCTACTGGTCGGTGGAAAATAACACAGTGGGCGAAGCGGCACTGGTAGTTATAGCTGACCTAGGTGAGGAAACATTTCCAGGAATGTTCGTATCAGAACCCTTGAGAAAAGGACATATTCGTAAATTCCGTAAGGGATTTAACACTACATTTGGAACTAAAATTTCTGCTTGTAGTCGCCTAAAATTCCTCATAGAAGAGGAAAAAATGAAGATTTATAGCCGTGCATTAATCAGTGAACTTAAGACATTTATTGCCGCTGGAACAACTTATAAGGCTAAAGTAGGACAACATGACGACCTAGTTTCTAGTTTGTTACTAGTTATACGTATGAGCGTACTTTTAGCAGAATGGGATCCTAGAGTCTTTGAAGTCCTTAAAGTAACCGGTGAAATTGACGAAAGTTGGGAGCCACCGCTACCCATATACATATCTACAGGCACGTGATAAATATAACATGAAACCAAATTTAAATAAAATTGCTAAAGAACTTTACGGAAAAATACAAACCCGTTTTACTGACATCGAAATCGGCGATGAAAACGCAGAAGTTTTAAGTAAAAAAGAGGATATCCCTCTAGCACGTTTTTTTGAGTTTGAATATAAAGAAAGTGGTCGAGCAGTAGGTACTATAACAATCACTCTAGATGAGGAAGATGGTATAGTTGTGCAAGTAAGCGGTAATATCGCTGAAAAGAAACACCCAGGCGCTTACAGATTTATACGAAGTTTTAGACAATTTGCTAAAAATAGATTATTAAATTTTGACGTTCAAAATATCGGAAAAAATAACCTAGATAAGCGTGATTATACATTCCAAGCTAAAAAGAAGGAACTACCAATGATGGAACCCATAATGGAAAATAGACTGTACGGTACAGCAAGAATGAGTTACCAAGATCTCGGAGAAGCTAAGTTGATTATCAAACATAGCCAACCTGTTAATTTAGATCTTGCCGCAGGTCGTTCAATGCATATTGAAAATATTTGGGTTGAAAATGCACAAGGCGAACGTTTCCGTTATCCAGCTAAACATATCAACGGTGCTCGCGCACTAGCAGAACACATCAAGCATGGCGGTCATCCTTATGATGCTATCGGTCAACATATCATTAGTCTTTCAGAAGAACTAGCACAACTACGTAAGTTCAAAGGGTATGTTAGTCGCAATGAAGCACTATCAGAAGCAATGGGTGATATCACTAGTAAAGTCTTAGAGCGTATTGAACAAGTTAAAAAAGAAGTAAACAACCTACAACGTACTACTTACTATGAAGCATTTGCAGAATCATTTACAGGTCGTGAAGACCAAATGATTCCTGAAGAAATTATGAGTGACTGGATCGATCGTCTAACGATCCGTACATTTAACGAAGAATTAAAAACAGCATTTCCTTACATATTCCGACTAGTAGATGAATCAGAAATTCCAGTTAAAGAACTAAGTCCTGATGACCTATTAGACGAAGAACGTACAGAAACCAAAGACGAAAAAGGTAATGTCGTTAGTTGGAGAGAAGAAGGCGAGTGGAAAAAATCTGGCAAGAAAGACGGCCGTGGTAAAGTTACTAATATGAGTGACAAAGCTCGTCGTGAAACAGAAAAGCTAGGTAAGAAAGAAAAAGAAGTAGCTGAAGGCGGTTGGACATTACCGCCAGCTGATGCTAGCCCAGAAGAAGCAGACGCTATAATGAAAAAGAATCAAGCTAGTCAAGATTATATTAATAAAACTGTCGCCCAACAACTACAGACTCAACAAGCACCTACAGATTCTGCATCAACACCGCGTGTTCCTGTGGACTATCAAACTAAAGAACCGTTGACAAAAGGTCAGGACGGTAAGTGGTACAATAAGGCAGGTGAAGAGCGTGATTCATTACATGGTGGTCCAGTAATTAATGGTGGTGCAATGTTTAGAAGTTTGAAACCTAAACAGACCATGGAAGATCAGTTCGAAAGTTTCTTGGACAGCATTGTTAATGAAGATGAAGATCAACAAGGTCGTGGTATTTTAGATCCAAATGAAAGTACTGCACAAGATGCTGTTAAAAAATTAAATGATATTTTTAAAACAGAACTTAAAGGTGGAGTTGCTGGAATTAACATTATCGATTCGTTAAAAGACCTAATACCTGATCCAGAATTCCTCGCTAAAATGAAAGATGTAGATCCAGACTTAGATGCTAGATCTGTAATTGAATACGAATTAAAAGACATGGCTCAAAGCAACGAACATCTTGCTAGAGCAGTTTCATTATTAGATTTTGGTGGAGCAAGTGATGAAGAGATCGGTGGTAAAGATGTAGACTCAGAAGCTGGCGCAGAAGCACCAGCGGCACCCGAAGCACCACCGGCCCCTGATGCAAGTGCTCCTCCGCCTCCTCCACCGGGAGCAGGCGCACCACCAACACCGGGCGCACCACCAACACCGGGCGCACCACCAGCACCAGTTGCTGAAAGCACAGTTAACATGGCTGGATTGAAAGCTAAACTAATTAAAGCATTAGAAGCAGGCGCAACATTAGAAACTAGACTAGATTTTGGTCACAAAGTTATGACCTTAGGTGAAGCATGTGATGCATGTGGTATTACAATGGACAAGCCAGAAAAATCGGGCGACCCTGTACATGACATTTTAAAATCAATCGCAGGCTTCTGGAATACTAAAGATAAGAATTTTACAATTGGTGGTACACGTGCCAAGATTAAGGTATTAAAAGGCTTTAAAGATGGCGAATATCCACACGCACAACCAGAACATGTGAAGAAAGTTATTAGTATGATCGAAAAGATGGATCCTACTAAGAATGACGAATTAGGCAGAATCCAACATTTATCAGGTACCGTACAAGTTGAAGATGTACAAGATGACTTTGAAACCATGATGAAAGATTTTACAGCAAAACACGGCAATATCGATGTTGATAGCATGTTAGCTAAGTTCAAACAAGATAATCCAGATGCTACTGTAACGCAAAGCAATACACAAAATTATTCAGTAAATGGTAAACCTTCTGACAAAGCAGGTTTTGATGCGGCACAGAAAAATACTAACATGCCTAAGTTTGATCTAAATGATCCACAAGGTATGCAGAATCATTTCAAGAATTTTGCCAGTCAAATCATGCCACAAGTAGGTCAAAAAATACAATCAGCTACTGCTGGTCAAAAGCCACAGAACATTAACATGCCAGGATTTAACGGAAGTTTTAATCCAGCAGACTTCGGAAATCATATCAGCAATATGATGAAAGGTATGAATTTCAATGAAGCTAACGAATTAGCAAAAATGCTTAAAATTGCAGGAATAGGAAAATAATATGAAAAAAATTATCACAGAAGGTGAATTAATCAGCCGTGCATACGGTCTTAGAGAATACTTAAATGTATTAGAAGCCAAGTTTGATCCTAACGTAAAAGCACTACAGGACAAGTTAATCCAAGCTGGTGCTACTATCAAAGCAGACGGGTTCATGGGGCCAGCTACACAAGCGGCTATGAAACAATTTCCTAATGTAACAACGCAAACTGATAGTGAAAAGGCAACTGGAGCGAATCTTAATACAGTAAATGCCCAACCTGCAGTTCCTGCACAAGCACCAACATCAGCACAAGCTGAGCGTGACGATGCGGCCGCAGTTGACAAGGCAAATCCACCTGCTTCTGCTCCTGCTCCGGCAGCCCCGGCAGCACCAGCGGCATGGACTCCAACCCCTGAACAGACAAAATGGTTAGGCGGTGCTAACCCACAAGATCCTATTATCATGTCAAGAATGCCAGGTGCTAAACCACCAGTAACTTATTTTAAAGATCCGGCAGATCAGGCAAAAGCTCAACAATTAGGTTTCCCAGCGGCTCCTGCGGCAAATCCGGCAGATATTGATATTGGATTTGGTCCAGGTAAATTCCAACCAGATGCAACCCCAGCGGCACCTGCAACAGCACCAGCGGCAGCACCTGCTCCAGCGGCACCTGCTCCAGCTAAGGAATCAGTTGGCTACAGTGATGAAAGCGTATTGGCTAGAATCGTAGAATTAGCTCGTAGATAATATTGAGTAAAATGCTCTGTTTTAGAGCATAATTCTTCTTGCAATACTAAATAAAAGTGCGTATACTATGTATATGCACTTTTTGTTTTACAGGGTGTAAAGCAAATACAGGCAAAAAAACAAAGGCTATTAATAGGAGAATAATTATGGCATCTTTAGCAGAAATTCGTGCAAAACTTAAGGCAGCTGAATCAAAAGGTTCAGGAGAAAATAGAACAGGTGGTGACAATTCAATTTACCCATTCTGGAATCTAAAAGAAGGCGGAGAATCTACACTTAGATTTCTTCCAGACGGCAACACAGATAATACTTTTTTCTGGGTTGAACGTGCAATGATCAAACTTCCCTTTGCAGGTATCAAAGGCGAATCCGAAAGCAAACAAATCACGGTACAAGTTCCATGCGTTGAAATGTATGGCGACACATGTCCTATTCTTTCAGAAGTTCGCGGTTGGTTCAAAGATCCAGCATTGGAAGATATGGGTCGTAAATATTGGAAAAAGCGTAGTTACATTTTCCAAGGCTTCGTAACTGAAGATGGTTTGAAAGAAGAACAAAAACCAGAAAATCCAATCCGCCGTTTCATTATCGGCCCACAAATCTTTACAAGCATTCGTGCCGCTTTGGTTGATCCAGAGTTGGAAGATTTGCCAACTGACTTTGTACATGGTTTAGAC